TGCGGATATGCAGTTGCCAGCGTCGGAAATCGGTGGGTGTGGTTTTCATGGGTTTGGGGTTTAGGTTAGGTTATAGGCTGACGATTGGGGTTGGTTTGTCAGGGTTTAGGCTGACGGATTTATCATTCATTATATGCGGTAAAGGTGCTTATTGGCCGATTTATCATTCATTGTATGCTCTTGCGTATAGGCAAATCTACACAACTATTCCACACTTGCAACCTAACAGGTAGGGTTTTCTTCCAATTCTTTCACGAAGGCTTTGAGAATCTTAATCAAGCCATCCCTTTCGTCGTCGCCTCGGAAAACGATTTCAATCTTTTTTACTGGCTCAACCCTTGATGTGTCATCGTTCACATAGCATTCCATTGATGTTGACGCCATATCTTGAAAGGTCATAGCCACATATCCTCCGTGTCCTGCGTCGCCTCCTTGAAAGCCAGTGTGCTCAAGCGTTGCGTCAATGATGCAAAGGCCGTTGTGTTCTAAAGTTAATTTTCTCATGTTTTGGGGGTTTAGTTGTTTGGTTTAATTGGTTGTAATTACTTTTTGAATTTATCTAAATCTTTGACTGGAAGGTTATAGCAATCTGCCTTAAAAACCCATCCATTACCACTAATATCGGGACTTCCTTTTTTGTCAAATTGAGCGTTCTTAAAAAAATCATCCTTTGATTTATAGCCCAATAAAAACCCGGTTCGCATATCTTCTAAGACCCTAACAAAAAAGTAGAAATCGCATTCTTGGTTGATATTATGATTTGAAATGCTGCACAAAAAATGCTCTTCAGGATAAACGGTTGTGCTTTTGGTTTTTATTTCAACCTTAAATTCATTGATTATTAGGTCGTAATGATATTTATCTTGTCCAATAATTTTGTTATTTACATCAAAACCTTTGTTTTTGTAATAATCAAAAACAATTATTTCACCAATAGCCCCATATTTATTTCCTTCTCCTTTTGTAAACGACCCATTAAGTTTATCAAAAGAATACAATTCCTTGGCTCTTGCCCTTTGTTCATTTGTAATTGGTATGACTATCATAATTGAGTGATTAAGTTTTGAAAATCCTCAATGCTCCTGATTACCTCGTAGCGATACCCTGCCTCTTGGACCACTCCCTGCCACCACTTTTGCGACAGGGACTGCTTGCCCTTATTGGCTTTGAACTCCAAGAAGATGGCTCCTTTGTTTGACAGGTAGGTCATGTCTGCAACCCCAGCGGTCAGTCCGATGCCTTTGAGGAAATGACCGTTTGTTCGGCTTCGGGGGTTGTTGAGGTTCAAAAACAACCGTCCTTCTTCGTGGGGCCTTAGGAGTTTGAACAACTTGACGCAGGCGGCTTGCAGGGTGTATTCGGGGGTCATAGCGGATACTCGTTGGCTTTGGTGTAAGGTAGTTGACATTGGACTTGGGCGATTCCAAGGCTTCCGTTCCTGTTCTTTCGGAAGATGACCTCCATCAGGTCTTGCTCTGCGCTCTTGTCGTGTTCGTAGGGGCGATAGACAAAGGCAATTTTGTCGGCATCGAACTCCAGTTGCCCCGTTTCCCGTAGGTCGGACATGATGGGCCGATGGTCGGACCTGCCCTCGGTAGCCCTTGAGAGCGAAGAAACCACGACCCCAATGACCTTTTGCCTCTTGCAGATTGCTTTCAGTTGCTTGGAGATGTTGGTCATCTGCTCAATTTTGGGCTTTGGCTTGTCAATCTTCGCAGGTTCTACGAGTTGCAGATAGTCAAGGTAGAAACCAACGATTCCAAACTTAGCCTTGAGTTTAGCGATTTCTCCCTCGATTCGGTCGAGGTTTGCTTGGTGCAAGTCCACGATGTAGAGAGGCTTACCTTTGAGTTGGTCGGCCTTTTGGGCCAAGGTCAGGTACTGCTCCGTGGTGATTCGCTCGTCGGGTTTCAGGAATGCTGAACCGTCCATCGTTCCGAGGTTCGAGAGCATACGCTGGGTCAGTTGGTCTGCACTCATTTCCATCGTGAAGAACACGACAGGGATTTCGGCCATGGCTTGGTTCATTGCTATTTGGAGGGCAAGCAGGGTCTTACCCATCGCTGGCCTACCACCCACAAGGATGAACTCGGATGGCTTGAACCCGGTGCAGATGTTGTCGAGCGGGCGGATGAAGGTTTGATAGATTTGGTCCTTGCGTCTTCCTTCCCGGACCTCGTTCATGTTGGCGAGGAAGTCCTTGGCGAGTTCGTGGGCCGAGGATTCGGAGGCGTTGGACTCAACCGATTGAATGGATTGATAGCGTTGGAACGCCTTGGGAATGTCCCTGTCATGAGCCAGTTCTTCCATGATTTTTGCCTCTTCCCTTTCCTTCCAAAAGTCGTGCAGGTCGGATGCGTAGGTCTTCCAGTTGCTTACCATCCCTGCCACTGGGTCCATGCCTTCGATTAGGACGTGTCCTTGGCCTTGGTCTGCGAGGTACTTGTAGATGGTAACAACATCCACCTCTCGCTCTGCTTTGTGAAGAAATTCAATGGCCCTGTACAGGAGGACGTTGTTCCCTGTGAATAGGCGTTCAGGAATTTGGGTTAGAAGGACGGTTCGGTTTACGAACTTGTCCATAAGGCAGCCGAGCAGTTTGCGTTCAGCGGACAACTGGTAAGGGTTCATCATCAGAGGTTAGGTTTGAGTATGCGAAGTTAGGTGTTCGTTGGATGGCTTGGTCTTCCCATCTTTTGCCGTTAAGGTAGGTGGAAGGATGGGGAACGAATTGTGCAGGGGTTTCGGAGTAGAGGCGTTGAATGTTGCTGACTGCCAGTTCTTGCTCGGTTTTGGTTAGGCGTAGGAATGAACGCTTGGCTCTTGCCTTGTCGGTCTTTCTTGGGAATGTTGTCCAAAATTGGTCAAAACTCTGGTCATTCTCATTCTCCTTTCCATTGTCCTTTTCATTCTCCTTTTCATTTACATTCTCATTATCATTTCCATTATCATTATACATTAGGTTAGGGGATGGTTCGGGTATGGTTAGGTCTTGGTTAGCCTTTGGTTTTCCACCACGCAAACCTGCTTCGTATTTACGCTGATTAGCAGCGATTTGCGGTTTTATGGCCTCCCATACTGCCTGTGAGTAACGTGTGAGTTCAGGCTCAACTTGGTCAAGTGCGTACGCAATTATTGCGTGATAGACCTCCAGTTGCTCACTTGTTTCGAGGTGCTGGATGCTGCGTTGGAACGAGCGGTAAAAGACGAATGAATCTCTCATATCCCGAATTTTATTGCGATGATACACTCTTGGGGTATGTCCTTAAATTCCGTGTACATGAATTTTTGCCGATGATTGCCAACTTGATTTTGCCTATATCTGCACGGAATCTTTCCTTGTGCATGGAGCATTTTATACCTTGCAAGGTCAATAAGGCAATACCGTAAGCATTCGGTATAGTCCGGGTTAACATAACCAACGAAGTATAGTTGAGCGGTGCAAGTGTAATAATTGCCAAGCACTCCACTATTTTTTTCGGTTTCAAATGTAGCCGTATTGAATGTAGTGGTTAAGCACTTCTCTTGCAGCGTAAGCCTTGCGTTGTTCTCAAGGGTTAGAATCACATCAATTCCTTCTCGGTAGTCATAGGTAGCCAATAGGTCAGTCTTGTTTACCTCTGTTATTCCCTCTCCCTCAGATATTGGAAGAAGTGAACGGTAGATGCTATTAAATAGCGATTCGGATTTCTTGCTATTGTCAATCCTCTCCGCAAAATGACGACCAATATTTAAGTCGTTTACAATGTGAATCCTATCTATACCAAGCATGGCTCGACTCCTGTTAAAGCGTAAAACCTGCTCAATATCACATTGCCGTATTGAGGGACAATTTCATAAGCGATGCATTCCCTGTTGGTTTTTTCGCAAGCAAGCAGGGTTGAACCACTGCCACAAAAAGGGTCAAGAACAATGTCATGCTCAACCGTTAATGCCTTGATGACATCCATCATAAGCAATACAGGCTTTTGGGTTGGATGAAATCGTTGGTCCCCATTGCCAGACAATGAGTCCGCATTGATTGCGCCTCCGTGTTGCACCCTTATCATGATGCTTGACTTTGTCGTATTGGCTGATTGAAACCAAGCAAGTTCAAATGGGCTTCCAAGCATCGCATCGGCTGCCTCGGTCAATCTCTTATCCCAAACCATCCAACCACCAACAGGCAACGCTGGAGAATAATAATTAGCACCAAATAAGCATACGTTAGTAAAGTGCAAAAATGGCTCTGGGTCAAATTGTTGATCATCACCAACTATTTTCTCGTGCTTGGTCTTGTTGGTATTGCAAGTGTAATCCGGGTCATAGTCAATACCATACGGAGGGTCGGTGATGCAAGCGTCTGCATACTCATCCTGATAGTCAAAGTAGCTCCCAATAGTTAATCGATGCCGACCTAATTGCCACGTCTGCCCCAGTTGACAGTTGTATGCTTCAGGGCTTGCCATATTAACCTTGACCTCTTCTTGTTGAACGATTAGTCGTTCTTGCAATCGGTTCTCCGCTTCCACTCGTTTCTCTTCCTTCTTGATTTCCTTGTACGCCTGATTAATACTGACCTCGCCAGTGCGTAGTTGCTGCTTAACATCATCGGTAGCCTTGGCTTGAAGGACCTTGACCTTGGCGATGGTGTCGTGGCTGACGTTGGCAATCTTGGCAAGTACTTTTCCGGTTTCAATAGGTTTGACTTCCTCAGATTTCTGAGGAAGTGAACTACCTTTATATTGAACGGCTTGATTCGCCTTGGCCTTATCTCTAAACACTTGCTCCAATTCCAAAGCCAAGACGCTGCGTTGAAACGCTTGCAGGTTACGCCTGCCAAACTGGTTAAGAATCATCCACTCCTTGCACTCATTAAGGTCGGTGAATTGCATCGCCTTGGTTGTGAATGGTATGCCAAGGTCATTGGCAATAGCGTAGCGGTTATGTCCATCCACAATCGTCCCATCCCAAGTTAGGATGGCTTCACGGATGCCTTCCGTAAGAATGTTATTGGTTAGTTGCTGATATTCTTCCGAGGTTAGCGGAGGTATCAGTGATTGTAGTTCGGGGTTGATGTTGAGTTTTTGCATGGTTGATTGGTTATGTGGTTAAAAAAAAATACCCCCGACTGATTGAGGCAGCCGAGGGTAGGGGCGTATGAGAACCCTTTATCGGTAGTACCGTGTGGCCTCAATTACACACGGACTGACGCACAAATATACGATTAGAATGGCATATCACCGTCTTGGGGTGCAAAATTTCCACCGCTGGTCTGCTGCTGGATCGGCTCAACTTTACCGCTGATAAATCGCTTGCCGTTGGATTCCTTGACCCACCCAGACAGGCGCATCTTGGTTCCATCGGGGAGAACCACATCGCCCCTGTAATCCGGGCGTTTCGGGTTGTCGCCCTTGTCGTTGGCGAAGAGAGTGAAGGTGTTTGGTTGGGGGGTGTAACTCATGGTTGGGGGTTGTAAATGGTTGGGGTTGGGGTTTCGAGTTTGTGATAGTAAGACTTAGTTACTCCGACATAGCCGGAATTTAGGAGGTCGTGCAGCACCCGGTAGGTGTAGCGTTCTTTGTTGCCCAGCAGTTCAGCGATCTGCTTGGCTCGGTATGGGCGGT